CGGCTTGGTGCTGAAGTCCATCATTATGGCTACGTCCTGCTCTAGTCGCTTTGCCATAGATTCTGCGGCCTCTAGGGCCAGTTGTGCGTCATTTTTCATTGTTCATCCTTTGTTGTGTTCGTCCCCTGCTGGACGAGTGATTGGTTTCAACGTGAAGTCGCCATAGTTTTTCTATTGGGTCGAGGTTGTTTGAGTCCACCACATACCTCTCGCCATGCCCGAAGTCATGCCGGTATGCCCTTTCAAAAAAGGTCTTACGGGGTATACAGCCATGTAGCTTGAAGGTTCTGGGGTCATGCCCTGACTGGCCGTAAGCCACAGCGATGTCAGCGGTAAACTTTTCTGGCGAGTCAAAGATTAGAGGCCCATCCTCTTTGGATGAGCATTTAACGTCGATCGAATACTCCCCTAACCAGAAGTCAATTTGCCCATCTGACAGTACGTTGACTACGGGCGGCGGAAGATTGAACAGCCGGGCGAACAGGAACTCCGCCTTGAACCCCCGTATGTTGTTCTCCACCCTGCTGGCCATGCCCTTCTCATCCTTGAGTCTAGGGGCGATGCCCTGCATTTCGCACAGCCTGACAGTATCTGCGCCCATCAGCTTGGCGTCATGGTTGTCTTTAGCTGTAAGCGTGAAGTACATCAAAGCTCATCCTTCAATGTTTGCGGAAACGGGACATATATCCCCTTCTTCTCTGACAGCCACCGTACAAGCACCTCAGCGGCTTCGCTTAGCTCCCTGCCCGTTAGCTTGGTGGTAGACGTTTTTTGGTACATGGCCTTAATGATGGGCTTGTACAGCATTTCCTTGACCAGCCCCTCAGTAAACGGTATCTCGACCTCATCATTAAACGGGTGCTTGTTGGAATATCCAGCGTCATTCAGTTGCTCGGCCATCTGCCTAAACCATAGGTGCATGGCGTTGTTCTGCCGCTCAGTCCTGCCTGCTGGCTTGATTGAGTACACAAGATGATTGCCCTGCTCAAACTGATCTTTTGCAAAGTCAATAAAGAATTGCAGTTTATCCTTGTGATCGACGATCCACCTATGCCCGTCCACGCTCAGCCTCCATGATCTGCCTGCCAATTAACTCTGGTATTCTTGGCACGACCGCGTTGCCTAAGCATCTAAGTCGGTGTGACCTAGCGGGAACCCCATTAGCCACTCGACCCACGCTGGGTTCATCGGCAAAGCACTGTTTTCCGAAATCGCGACCTGACAAGATAGCTCCTTGTCTGTCCTCTTCCGGTGATAATCCATGTTGCTGGTTACTGACTTGTAATCTGATGCCTTGGGGGTATGCCACAATCCAGATCCTATCTCTGTGATGGTGGGCGCCAATCGCGGAAGCTGGTATACAGTGCCACTCCGCATCATACCCGACCGAGGAAATGTCCCATAAAACTCGCTTAAACCAATCTCCCCCCCCTCCATTAAGCAGGTTTGTGACGTTTTCAAAGATGGCGTATGAGGGTCGAATGTCCCCAAGCAAACGGGCGCACTCTGACCATAGCCCGCTACGCTCAGCGGCGATTCCTGCGCGATGCCCGGCGACAGAGATGTCTTGGCATGGGAATCCTCCCGCGATGACATCGACTCCAATTCCGTCTGAAACAAGTCTGTCTGCTGTGATTCGTCTGACATCGTCATAAATCGGCACTCCCGGCCAGTTTTTCTTTAGCACCTTCTGCGCGTAAGGATCTATTTCGCAGAAGGCTACGGTTTCAAATCCAGCGGCCTCCAGCCCAAGGGCAAAGCCGCCGATTCCGCTGAATAAATCCAAAACTTTCATGGATTTTTGGCCCAAATAAAAATGTCAATGAAATCAAGAATATGCCCACTTGGCCCACTTGGCCCCACTTCTGGGGGGCGGCCCCCTAAAACAGGGGCAGAGTGGGCAATGTGGGCATGTTCATGTTTTTGTTGAAGTTTTTTTCTCACCAGCTTTCTCCCTGCCAACGGTAGTTCTTTGCGTTGTTTGATGGATTTCTGCGAAGTTTCAACATATTGTTCTTTAGCAGATCCATGCAGTTCCGCAGGGTCTTTTTGGTGCATTCGTTGGGGTTCAAATGCTCGTCTGCCAGTAGCCTAAATAGCTCAGCCTGACTGTACTCTTCGCCTCCCTTCATTATTGATTCAAGAAATAAAAGCTCGTCCTCGTACTTGGCGAATGCCTTGGCGACATTGATCTGCGCCATCTGCTTCTTCTTCAGGTCGCTGATGTCATCTTCATCAAGGAACTCCACCGAATCGACAGACTCTTCGTAGCCGACAGTCTCACTGGTCTGCCGATACTTGAAGCCGCCAGCAAAGCTGACCTGCCTTCGATCTTTCTCGTTGATTACCAGCAGTTCCTGAAACTCTGCAAACTTGTCATTCAGGGGGTCGAGACCAAACATGTTGTCTACGTCAGCCTTCAGGTCGCCTACGCCCTCGTAAATCAGGCGACCGTCTAACGATCGGTGCTTGTTGCAATGGCCCAGTAGAATGACTGTGCCGCCTGCGGCGGCGAACTCCCTGAAAACGTGGAGGATGTCCGCCACCTCGCCCTTGTTGAGGACTGATGCAAACTTCTTCAAGGTGTCGCAGATGATGATCTTGCCGTCTGCCTGCCCCTCTTCGCGGATCATGTTGAGTAGCCGCAAGGCGTCATCAGCACTGCGTAAGCCGGGGTCTTGCGAGTTGGCTAGGGTGACCATCGCCATGCCATGCTTCATGCCCATCTCTGCCTTCTGGACTATGCCTCTGGCACCGTCATCTTCGTTGAAGTAGATAACATCTGAGCCTTTAATGAGGTTGTTGCGAATGGACTTAAACAGGTTGCCCAGAACCCAGACCGTCTTACCGGCCCCAGAAGGCGCGTAGACGAGCGTTACGGTTCCGGTAGTAATCATGCCCGATATGACTTCGCGTTCGTTAGCGAGCCTCTGCTTCAATTCTGAGAGGCGATGGTGGGTGCTGGCGGCTTGTAGTCTTTCCAGCGATGACATCGGCGTAGCCGAGCCGTACACGTTGCCGTTTGCGCCGAAATACTCTTCGTAATCCATGCCCCTTGGCTTGCGGGCGTAATACTCTTCCATCTTTCGGTCTATTTCGTCACGAATATCAGACACGATGCGCGTCCTCCTCAACAATCTTGTATCTCCACGGTGAAAAATCCCGCAGTGCATTGACGTACTTATCTAACGTATCGGGGTTCATGTCAGCAAGCCTTTCCCCGCGCCGGAACGCCCCGTGATAACAAAGGCACCAATGCATCATGTAGTCGAGGTTGTCTTTCGAGAATGTCTGCACCCACCGAGACGAACCCTTGGCCCACAGCCCTTGTTCTTTCAGGGCTGAGATAACCTCATCCTGAGTACAACCAGAGAAGCAATACACCAGAATCTTGTCGCCAACATCGGTGATGGTCAGGCTGGGGTTGCGGTCGTTATGCGCCGGACAGCAGGCTTTGTACGAATCTTTGCCAACCCTTTTGAATTTGTCCAATGAGGACAGCTTATCTAACACCGCCGCCGGGCTTTCGGTTTCTGTCTCCCTGCGGCGCTCCCCAAGCGAGCCATAACGTGACCCGCGCCTTTCGTTGTATCCCACAATTTCCCCTTATCCGTTGAGCGGAACCTCTAACTCTGAATTAGCCGCCTGAACTTGTCAACAAGTTGCTGACCTTTTTTAATATGGCTCAGTTGTTATCAAGTGTTATCATGTGTAGCCAGATGACATCAAATGGTGTAAAGTATCTACAGGTCAACAAAGGAGGGAAAAGTATGGCCGATAAAAACAAAGGTGAGGTAGAGATCCACGGCAAGGTTTACCTAACTGTTGCCAGAAGGATTGATGATTTCAGGAGGTCGGAAAACTTCAAGGGCTGGTCTATCGAAACGGAGTTGGTCAGCGCTGAGGATTCAATGGTCGTGATGAAGTCAACCATCCGGGATAGTGACGGCAAGGTTGCGGCTACTGGATACGCTGAAGAGAACCGTAGCTTCGGCAAGATCAACAAGACATCAGCCCTTGAGAATGCTGAAACGTCTGCGGTCGGCAGAGCCTTGGCGTTCTTGGGCCTTGGCGGCAGTGAGATAGCCAGCGCCGATGAGGTATCCACAGCGATTGCACACGGGTCGGTGAAGGATGCAATGGAGCCGATCCTGAGACACAACGATGTGGCTAGGGAGAACTTCGATTCCATTTACTTCATCAAGGAGTACATCAAAACCGGCGATGTTGCCGGAGTTGCACAGATATGGCTTGAGTTGTCCAATGACATCAAAGAAGCCTTATGGGTTGCCCCAACAAAGGGCGGCGTATTTACCACCGAGGAGCGAGCGTTCCTCAAGTCTGACGAATTTGCACAAGCCAGAAAGGAGGCCGCATGAGCGAAGAAAGAGATTTTGTTAATGGCATGATCATTAAGAAACCTAATGACAATGCCCCAGAATGGGTGAAAGCGAAGATGTCTATCAAACTTGATGACTTCAAAGGCTGGATCGGTGGCTTTGTCAAAGCCAACCCTGATGACGAGTGGATAAACATCGACATCAAAGAATCGCAGAAGGGTACGCTGTACGCTGAGCGCGATACTTGGAAGCCTGAAAGGAAGGCGGCCGCACCGCAAGCCAAGAGTGACGAAGATATCCCTTGGTAAATCTAACCCGCCGGTCTGGTTCCCCCGGCGACCCTTGCCCCGGCTTTCGGCTGGGGCTTTTTTTAAGGAGTAGTTATGTCTGATAAGTATGTTTACTGGCGCGAACTGGGCGATATGTTCAAAGCCTACACCGCACCCAAACTCTGCCGCGTACTGGATGCCAACGGTATACCCTACCGAATGGACGCCAAGAACAAGCCGATGGTTGAGCGTGTGCTGGTCGATAGCACCTACGTTGACCAAGCCCCTGCGGCAGAACCAGAAGCGCCTACAGCGCCTTCTGTGGCGTCTGAGTAATGGATAGGGATCGGGGCGGCTGGCTGTCCGGTATACCGGAGTGGCTGTTGCCCTTGATTCTGACCGGCGTTATTTCGCTCTGCATTGTGGAGTGGGAAGCGGTGATAACTCGGATTTGGTAGGAAGGGAGGCCGCGATTTCATCCACCGGGACGCGGCCGACCGGCTCAAACAGATGCGGAGTGGGGCATCTTGGATTCAAGGGCGGCAATCTTGTCCACAGGGGCCGCCAGAACCTGCTCAACACGCAAGGGGAGTCGCGTT